AATATAAAATTTACTGATAATGGTGCAGGAACTCATGAATTATCTAAAATTAATCCACCACTTGAAATTATTAAAGGAAATAAAATAGAATTTAATGTTTCTGATTCAAGTTTATCTGGATATACTTTGAATTTTTATACTGATAATAAATTTAAATCTAGATTTAATTCAGTCGGTATTACTACCTCTGGAAGTTTTGGTCAATCAAATAGTAAAGTAACAATTAATAATACAGAAGATTTATCAAATATTTTATATTATAGGATTGAAGGTCTTGACACTAAATACACAACTACGTTCCCATCTTCTGTTTATACAGAAACTGATATTGAACCTAAAGTAACATTTGTAGAAAGTAAGTTTAACAGAGAACATAGAGTAACTGGAGTCGGTAGCACAACTATATCTTTCTCAATTGCTGGAACTGCAGAAACTACTTTTTATGATTCCACTGGTTTTAGTACTGCATTTTATAGTTCAAATTCAACTAATATACAAGGTGGAATTAATTCTATTGAAATAATTAATCCAGGAAATAATTTATCTGATCTTCCATTTATTTCTTCAATAGGAAGCACAACAGGTATTGACGCAGTTTTATCTGTTGAATCGGAAGATATTGGTAAAATTCGTGCTGTTAATATTTTAGATCAAGGATTAGAACTTAGTAATAATAAAACTTTAGCACCTAGAGCAGATTCTCATGTAATTTTAAAATTAAAAAATGCATTTACGTTAGAAAGCGTGGGTATAAAAACTGGAGGACAAAATTATACTACTCCTCCTATAATATCTGCAGTAGGACAACCTGATATGACATTTAAGGCGACTTTAGTTGGTGGATCAGTTTCAAAGGTAGATATTGTAACTAATGGTAGTGGATTTGGAGATAATTTAAAAGTAATTCCTACAATTAATTCAAATGGTGTTGGTGTTATTAATGCACGATCTACATTCAACCTCAATGCTAGTGAACAAAGAAATACTTTATTCTTAAGAGCACCAGTAAATGGATTCCCAACTGGAAGTTTTCCATTTGAGTTAGGTGATGAAATATTTGTAGAAAATGTAAAAATACTTGAAGACATTAATATATTCACTGATGGTGCTGGATATAATTCTTCTGATTATAATTTAAAAACCTTTACTATTCCATTAGATAGTGAAGGTATAGATACCGATGGTGGAGAGGAATCTATTAGTTATTCGATAGTTGGACTTGGAACAACTGGTGGAACTTATGATGGGAACAATGCTTTTGGTAGAGTAATAAAAACAAGCGATCTTGCTTCATTTGAACCAATATTTAAAAAAGTTAAATTTTTAGAAGGAGAAACAATAACTCAAGGAAATGCCAGCGGTACTGTAATTAAACAAGGTTGGGATGATGGGGCATTATTATTAAAATTAGAAAATGTTACAGGTGATTTTGAAATAGAAAATCAAATTTCAGGTTCTGTTAATGGTTTTAAAGCAACCATAGAAAAAATATTTGATTTTAATTTTGATTTAGAAGTATCTGCTGTTGTTAATAAAAATATTGATTGGTCAAATGATAAGGGTAAATTAAATGTAAATACACAAAGACTACATGATAATGATTATTATCAAAGATTTTCATATTCTGTAAAAGGTGAAGTTCCTTACCATTCATGGAAAGAACCAATTGATAGTTTAGCACATGTATCTGGATATAAGAATTTCTCTGATTATCAATTATTGAATGAAGATTCTGTGGGTATAACAACTGTAGAGACAACAGTTAAGTTATCATTAAATGTAGATAACGAAGCATCAGTTCATAGAATCAGTCAATTTGACTTTGCAACAGAAGATACTGATGTAAAAAATCTTTCAAAAATTATAACATTTGAAGATGCAACAATTACAGATTACAACGAATCTGTAACTAATAAAGTTTTAATGATTGATGACTTGAGTCCTCAATTTACAGGAATATCAACAACCACTGGTGGTAATATTGTTGGATTGACTACATTTACTTTATTATCAGATGGTAATCCATTATTCATTAAATCATTTAACCCTGCAACTGATATTAATACAACCAATAAGCAAGATATTGACATTATTGATCATGAATTCCATACTGGAGAAAGATTAATTTACTCTGGAGTTGGTAATACTTCGATTGGTATTGTTACAACTTCTGTTCCAGGAATAGGTAGCACTGATATACTTCCTGCAGAAGTTTTTCCTATTAAAATCACTAACAGTAAAATTAAAGTTGCGATTAGTACAAGTAATGCTGCTGCAGGAATTGCAGTTACATTTACTAATTTAACTGGAGTTGGAATTACTCATACGTTAGAAGTTCATACAGACGTAGCGACAAATAGAAGTTTTATTACTGTGGACAATGTAATTCAAAGTCCTCTTGCTAGAAAAATATTACCTCTCACATTATCTTCTCAGATTAATGCGAGTACAGATACAATATTATTACATGATGTATCTAATCTTTCAGGTAAGGATTTAATTAAAATAAATGATGAAATTATAAAAATAAATTTAGTTGCAATAGGAGCAACAAATTCATTAACTGTAACTAGAGGTGTAATGGGAACAGTTCCTGCTGCACATACAGTTGGTTCCGCAGTTACTGCTATTTCTGGTGATTATAGGATAGAAAAAGGTCTTATTCATTTTTCTGATGCACCATATGGTCCAGTTGGAGTTGGAACTCTTACTACCAGATCATCATTTAGTGGTAGAGCATTATATAGATTAAATTATGACAATAATTTTGTAATAGATGATATTTCGGAAAGTTTTAATGGTATTGGAAGAACATTTAATCTTACTAGTTACGGATCTACCGTTACAGGTATTCAGGGAATTAATACATCATTTGGTGCAATTTTAATCAATAATATTTTCCAAAAACCTTTTTACAAAGATGTTGGATCTGCTGTTAGATCAGATTATAACATAACTGGAGTAGGACAGACTATAGTATTTACAGGTGCCTTTGATCGTTTTGGAAACAGTGTTCCTGCTAATAACAATAGCACACCTAGAGGTGGTAGAATAGGAGAATTTGATGTTGGCATTGGTAGTGGATTCCAAACACCGTATGCAGCAACAGCAAATCTAACAGTTTCTGGAATAGGAACAATATCTGCAGTTGGTATTGTAACTGGTGGTGGAGGATATCTTGAAGCACCTAGAGTTTCAATCGCATCAACAATTGGATCTGGTGCAGCAGTAACTGCATCAATAACTTCAGGAATTGTAACAGCACTAACAATAACAAATGCTGGAACTGGTTACACCGCAACTGATGGCAATCTTAGAATTATTATCGATTCACCAAAACCATATAAGAATCTAGCATTATCTGGAGGAACAGGATCTGGTGCAGCGATTGATGTTGTAGTAGGAACTGGTGGAAGTGTCATATCATTTGATATGACTGAACGTGGAATTGGTTACACCATTGGAGATGTTTTAACTTTAGATCAATTGAAGTATAATCCAGGTGTTTCAACTTTACCATTCACAGTTACAGTAAATAGTAAATTCCAAGATAAGTTTTCTGGTTGGACATTTGGACAATTAATAAAACTAGATGATTTTAGCAATTTATTTAATGGATTTAGAAAAACATTCTTATTTACAAGAACATTAGATACAGGAAAAGAATTTTACAGTATAGTTGCACAAGATGGTTCTGGTATTACACTTGCTAATAATTTGTTTATATTTGTAAATGATGTCCTTCAAAGACCAAATATTGATTATGTATTTAAAGGTGGTACAAGACTTCAATTCTTAGAAGCACCTAAATCTGGTAGTAAATGTCAAGTTTATTTCTATACAGGGTCTGATGCTGATTTTATTCAAGTAGATGTAGAACAATCTGTAAAACCAGGAGATATATTACAACTACAAAAATCTCAAACCACAACAGGTCAAGATCCAAGAATTATATATCAATTAATCTCTGCAGATACAGTTGAAACTCAAACTTATTCTGGTGTCGGTATATCTACTGATAGTACAATTAAACGACCAGTTGATTGGAGAAAACAAACCGAAGACGTAATTATTGATGGTGCAAAAATTCATAAAACTAGAAATTACTTAGAACCTCAATTTTATCCATGTACTAATATAATACAATCAGTCGCTGCAAACGACACAAAAATATATGTTGAAAACACTTATCCAGGATTCCAAAAAATTGATGATCAAGTATCCCAAAGTAGAAATAGTATTAGAATAGTTTCCTCTAACCGACCAACACTTGGAATTGCAACTGCCATTGTTGCTACAGATGGAACTATAAGTGGTATTACAAT